ATTAGTATTGAATAACGGTTTATACTATAGTACTATTGGTGGAAGTGCCGCTACTATTCCTATATACCAAGAATCGATAGCTTTTGGAGACTCAGTAGCTAAAACATCAGCTATGGGAGATGCACAACCTTTATTTATAAAACTAAAATAATATAATTATGACAGAAAAAGAAGCGAGAATTTGGCGCAACGAAGAATTAAATGCAACTGATTCTATTATTCAAACAGAAGATCATCCACAAAGACCTTTGCATTATAGATACAGACAAGCTCTTAGAGACTGGCCATCAACATCTGACTTTCCAGACACAAAGCCAACTTTGTAATAAATATGATCTATATACAGAACACTACTTTTGGTAACATTAAGATAAATTATATTTATGTTCAATCTCAAACCACATATGATATCTGATTTAAAGATTTACGCTCTTAATGTAGGGGCTTTAGCAACTTCACTAACTAATTTAGATGTTGTTGTAAAAATTATTGCAACTATAATCGCTATAGGTTATACCATTCATAAGTGGTACATAATGTATGAAAAAAATAAGTAATCATATAACCTATAAAGAAGCTGTTCATTCTAATACTGCGCTTCGTTTAAATATTAAAAACATTCCTAATAATAAGGAAGTTTCAAATATGGTTATTATTGCTACTCAGATTTTTGAACCTCTTCGAGAGTATGCAGAAGGTCCAATAAAAATCAATAGCATGTTTAGATCGAAAGATTTAAATCGCGCTATAGGTGGGAGTATATCCAGTCAGCATTGCAAAGGTCAGGCTATTGACCTAGACGATACATTTGGATGTAAGACAAACGCCGAAATGTTTAGTTATATAAAAACAAATCTAAACTTTGATCAGCTTATATGGGAGTTTGGAGATTCTACAAATCCAAATTGGATTCACGTAAGTTATGTTTCAGATGATTTAAATCGAAACAAAATATTAATAGCTGAAAAAATTAACGGAAGAACATCATACAGAAGTTATGAGCAAGAAACCCTTTAAAGAAACAAAAGTAGGAAAATTTATTATTCAAAAAGTTCCTTCAATACTAGGTATAGTTGGAGATGCTATACTTCCTGGAAATGTTATATCCGAACTTATAAGTGGAAATAAAGATTTAAGTGAAGCTGATAAGGAAATAGCTTTAGAGAAGCTCAAAATAGAGCGAGTAGAGATAGACGGTACTACAAAAAGATGGGTGGCAGATGTTCAAAGCGGATCGTTCCTTTCATCAAACGTAAGGCCCTTGACTCTGATAGCATTAACTTTTGCTATGATTTTAGGGTACTTTATGGAGATTCCAAACTTGGAGCTTTTAACTGATATGGGAAAAATTGTATTTTTAGGATACTTTGGCGGAAGATCGACAGAAAAGATTTTTGGCAACAAGCTGCACAATAGATAGTTATCTACTTTAAATTTTAGCGCTAATAGGCGTATTAAAATATTTGTATCTTTATATTCAAATTAAATCAAATTAAATGGATATACGAAAGATTTCTGTAGGTCCTGATTACAAATCAGGTGCAATGCACTACTTAGTGGGTCAAGAGATTTTAAATGGAAAATATTTTATTCATTTAATTCAGCAAGACTATAACACTAATTCGATAAAGGTATGGATTCAAAGGAGTGATGAGATATTACTATGGAAAGAGTTTGGAGCAAAGATGCCCGTGTCAATAGAATATAATATTAACTTTTAATGAGGTCGCCTTTTTATTTTATCGTTGAACCTTTAGAAGGCAAGCGATACAAAAACTCTAAGGAAATAGAGGGGATAGACTTTATTACTAGCTCATCACAAGAAAACCACATGGCCTCCAACAGAGAGGCTGTTGTAATATCTACACCTTTAAAATATAAAGGTCCTGTAAAAAAAGGTGATATACTTTTGGTTCATCATAATGTATTTAAATTTTATTATGATATGCGTGGTAGAGAGAAGAGTGGTAAGAGTTATTTTAAAGATAATTTATTCTTTGTTGATAACGAGCAATTCTTTTTATACAAACAAAATGATAAGTGGTTTAGCCATTCTAAATATTGTTTTGTTGAGCCTATTCCTTCAGAGGAATATTTTCTAATTAAAAACTTTAACGAAGAACCTTTAATGGGTAGGATGAAATATTCTAACACTTACTTAGAGTCTAAGGGTGTACAGCAAGGAATGAAGGTTGGGTTTAAACCTGAAAGTGAATATGAATTTGAAGTTGATGGACAGAAATTATATAGAATGTTTGATCATCAAATAACATTAATGCTATGAATTCAGATTTATTAAAGCTACAAATTATAGAAGCTGGTCGAAAGGCAGTTGAGCAATTAATAAAAGTGGCAAAAGAAGATATTATAAAGCATGATCCAGAGGATGAGCTTGCAGCGGATAGATTAAAAAATGCGGCAGCAACAAAGAAGCTTGCAATATTTGATGCATTTGATATTTTAAATAAAATAGACACTGAGCAGGAAAATATTAATATGAGTTTTGAGAATACCAAAACACAAACAAAACAGGGATTTGCAGAAAGAAGATCAAAATAGTTTATATAAAACAATTAAAGGTTACATACCTAGCTCTTCTTTAGCGGCAAAGAATAAAGCAAGGTCATGGATCTATGGTTATAACGAAAAATATAATTTTGTTGTTATATCTAAAACAGGACAAGTTGGAGATGTAATAAATGTAAATGGATTATATATAGCTTTACCTTTAGAGCCGGATGTTGTTGTTAAAAGATCTGAAAATTCAGCTGATCAGTACTGGGAAAGAGAGTTATTTCCGAAAGAGTTAAATAAAATATTATCTATATTTCAGTGGAATGATATGCCTACGCCATTTAAGGATAGGTGGGTAGATTATATAGAAGAGGAATTTGATCGTAGAGAGCTAGGGCATTGGTTTTATAATAATAATATATCCACATATATTACGGGTTCTCACTATATGTATTTGCAATGGACAAGCATTGATGTAGGATACCCTGATTTTAGAGAAGCTAATAGAGTTTTCTTTATATACTGGGAAGCGTGTAAAGCTGACAATAGATGCTTTGGGCTTGACTACTTAAAAATTAGACGTTCAGGATTTTCTTTTATGGGATCATCTGAATGCGTTAACACTGGAACATTAGCAAAAGATGCTAGGGTAGGTATATTGTCTAAGACAGGGTCTGATGCAAAGAAAATGTTTACAGATAAGGTTGTGCCTATATTGACAAGGCTACCTTTCTTTTTTAAGCCTATACAGGACGGTATGGATAAGCCTAAGACAGAGCTTGCATTTAGAATACCAGCATCTAAAATTACTAAAAAGAATATGTATGATAATGTAGCAGATGAGCTTTACGGTTTAGATACTACTATTGACTGGAAAAATACAGATGAAAATTCATATGATGGAGAAAAGCTATTGCTTCTAGTACATGATGAAAGTGGAAAATGGTTAAAGCCTAACAATATATTAAATAACTGGAGAGTAACTAAAACTTGTTTAAGGTTAGGTAGCAAAATTATAGGTAAGTGTATGATGGGGTCAACATCTAATGCGCTAAGTAAAGGTGGAGATAACTTTAAGAAATTATTTGAAGACTCTAATGTAGCTACTCGTAATGCAAATGGTCAAACTAAAAGTGGACTTTATTCTTTATTTATTCCTATGGAATGGAATATGGAAGGTTTTATTGATAAACATGGTATGCCGGTATTTTATAAACCTAAAGAAAAAATCTTAGGAGTAGATGATGAGTATATAACTAATGGAGCAATAGATTATTGGGAGGCTGAAGTAGAGTCTTTAAAGTCTGATGCAGATGCTCTGAATGAATTCTATAGACAATTTCCTAGAACAGAGTCTCATGCATTTAGAGATGAAAGTAAATCTTCTTTATTTAATCTTACTAAAATATATCAGCAGATAGATTATAACGATTCCCTTATAACCGAACAGCATGTTACTAGAGGTAAATTTTACTGGAAAGATGGAGTTAAGGATACAGAAGTAATATTTACTCCAGACAATAAAGGAAGATTTAGAGTGTCCTGGACACCTAACAAGTCTCTATCTAATTTAAAGAACTCAAGAAACGGAACGTATTATCCTTTAAATGAACACATTGGAGCTTTTGGATGTGACTCATACGATATCTCAGGTACAGTTGGTGGTAGGGGATCTAATGGTGCCCTTCATGGATTAACGAAGTTTAGCATGGAGCAAGCTCCAAGCAATGAGTTTTTTTTAGAGTATGTTGCTAGACCTCAGACAGCAGAAATATTTTTTGAAGAAGTGTTAATGGCTTGTGTGTTTTATAGCATGCCTATACTTATAGAGAACAACAAGCCTAGGCTACTTTATCATTTTAAAAATAGGGGGTATAGGGGGTTTTGTATGAATAGACCAGACAGGAGTTTTAACAAGCTTTCAAAAACAGAAAAAGAATTAGGAGGAATACCTAACACATCTGAAGATGTTAAGCAGTCTCATGCAGCAGCGATTGAGTCTTATATAGAAAAACATGTAGGTATGGATTTGCAAGGTCTTTATAGAGACTCATCAGAAATGGGCTCTATGCATTTTACACGAACTTTAGAAGAGTGGTCAAGATTTGATATTAATAATCGAACACAGTATGATGCGAGTATAAGCTCGGGATTGGCAATAATGGCTAATCAAAAAGGCTTATATTTACCTGTACAAAAACAAAGCAAAATAAGTCTTAACTTTGCAACGTATACTAATAATGGAAATTATAGCGAATTAAATAGATGAAGGAAGTTAACATAAATATTTCATCTGTAGGTTTTCCTAGTCAGTTTGTATCAGACGCAGAAAAAGCCACCGATGAATTCGGATTACAGATAGGTCAAGCAATACAGTACGAATGGTTTAGAAAAGACTCTAATGGTTGTAGATATTACAGCCAGTGGAGAGACTTTAATCGTTTAAGGCTATACGCTCGAGGCGAGCAGTCAGTAGCTAAGTATAAAAACGAGTTAGCTGTAGACGGAGACTTATCTTATTTAAATCTTGATTGGACACCAGTCCCTATTCTTCCTAAATTTGTTGACGTTGTTGTAAACGGAATGTCCGACAGACTATTTAAGGTTAAAGCATATGCTCAAGATGCATTGTCTCAATCTAAAAGAAGTAAGTATCAAGAAATGATTGAAGGTCAAATGGCTGCTAAGCCAGTTTTGACTACAATAAAAGAAGAGTCAGGGTTTGATCCTTTTATTATGGATCCTGATGAATTGCCTGCATCAGATGAAGAGCTTTCGTTATACATGAACTTAAACTATAAGCCTGCTATTGAGATAGCAGAAGAGGAGGCTATAGATACAATGTTTTCGGAAAATCATTATGAAGATACACGTAAAAGAATAGATTACGATCAAATGGTAATCGGAGTAGGGATGGCAAAACATGAGTTCCTACCAGGATCAGGAGTTAGTGTTTCATATGTAGACCCTGCAAATGTGGTTTATAGTTATACTGAAGATCCTTTCTTTAAAGATTGCTTTTATTGGGGAGAAATAAAGACAGTAGGTATAAGTGAGTTAATTAAAATTGATCCTAACCTTGACAATGAAGATTTAGAAAAAATATCTCAATACAGTCAGAGTTGGTATGATTATTTTAATAGTGCACAGTATGCAGAAAATGATATCTTTTATAGAGATACTTGTACGTTATTATATTTCAACTATAAGACTACTAAAAAAATAGTTTATAAAAAGAAAAAATTAGACAATGGATCGTCTAAAATGATAGAAAAAGATGACACCTTTAATCCGCCTGAAGAAATGATGGATGAGGGTAACTTTGAAAAAATTGAAAAAACAATTGATGTATGGTATGACGGAGTAATGGTTATGGGTACTAATATTATTTTAAAGTGGGAGTTAGCTAGAAACATGGTAAGACCAAAGTCATCATCACAGCATGCATTGCCAAATTATGTTGCAGTTGCTCCAAGAATGTATAAAGGCGTTATTGAGTCTCTAGTTAGACGTATGATTCCTTTTGCTGACTTAATACAGATGACTCACTTAAAGTTACAGCAGGTAATTTCAAGAGTCGTTCCGGATGGTGTTTATATAGATGCAGATGGATTGAATGAAGTTGATCTAGGTAATGGGGCAGCCTATAATCCTGAAGACGCATTAAGACTATACTTTCAAACTGGTAGTGTTATTGGTAGAAGCTATACTCAAGATGGGGAGTACAATCAGGGACGTGTTCCGATACAACAACTTACATCAAACTCGGGAGCTTCTAAAACTCAAATGCTTATAGCCAATTATAATCACTATATGGATATGATAAGATCTGTAACAGGATTAAATGAGGCACGAGATGGCACTTCTCCTAATCCAGATGCATTAGTAGGTGTACAGAAGTTAGCAGCACTAAGTTCAAATACGGCAACTCGACATATATTAGACGGAAGTCTTTACATATATCGTACGTTAGCTGAAGCGTTAACGTATAGGGTTGCCGATATTTTAGAATACGCAGACTTTAAGGATGACTTTATAAATAAGATAGGTAAATATAATGTTAGTATACTTGAAGATATTAGCGAACTATATATTTATGACTTTGGTGTGTTTATAGAGCTGTCTCCTGATGAAGAACAAAAGGCAATGCTTGAGCAGAACATACAAATGGCATTGTCTAAGGGTGATATTAACCTAGAAGATGCTATAGATATACGTGAGATTAGAAATATAAAACTTG